TAATTAATATTATTTTAGGAGCATTTCAGCTTCTGGTTAACAGTATTCAGCTAGGTGCAGCAGCTATCGCATTTGTATGGCAGTTAATTTGGAAAACAATAGCAAACATTGCCATAACTGTTGCTGAGTGGGTTGTAAATAAGTGGAATGAAGCAGTACTTAATATTAAAAAATTCTTTGCATTTTTAGGTAAAACTGGCGCACAGGCTTTTAAAGCTGTTGCGAGTGCGGCAGGAAGTGCAGCAACTTCTATCGCAAATGCATTCGTTGCAGGTGCTAACGCAGCTATTAAGGCAATCAACTGGATCATAGATGCAATCAATTTAATTCCAGGTGTTGATATTGATAAGGTTGATAAAATTGGCAAAGTTGACTTATCGTTTGATACCAGTGGGTTAGATACATATATATCACAAATGGATGGTATATTAGGTGAAACAGCGGAAAAAGTTTCGTTTGATAGATTTGAGTATGATGCTTTTGAAATGCCTGATTTGTGGTCGCCTGATTATGTTGACTTTGTTGATATGGGCGAAGCATTTGATAAAGGATATGCTCAAGGTGAAAAATGGCAAAGTGATATAGGTGACTGGATGGGCGGACTTTTTGATAAAGGTGATAATCCGCTATCTGATCTTGAAAATAATTTTGGCGGTATCAAAGATGCAACTGATAAGGCAGCAGATTCAGGGAATAAGACCGCTGGAAACACTGCACAAATGGCTAAGACCATGAATGCATCAAGTGAGGATTTGAAATATTTAAGAGATATTGCAGAACGTGAAACAATAAATCGTTTTACAACTGCTGAAATAAAAATTGATATGAATAATAACAACACCATAAATAGTGATATGGATATTGATGGTGTCGTTGAAAAATTAACAGAAAGAGTTGAAGAAGAACTTCTTGCTACTGCTGAAGGGGTTCATAGTTAGAAAGGGGAGTTGTTTATGGCTAAAGGATATAGTTTCTTTTTAGGAAGTTTACAGCTTCCTGTTCCACCTGAATCAATGGAAATGGTTATTAATAATCAAAATACAACAATTAATTTGATAAATGATCAGGAAGTTAATATTTTAAGAAAAGCAGGACTTACCGAAATATCATTTGATGCACTTTTACCGCAAACAAAATATCCTTTTGCAGCTTATCCTAATGGATTTAAAAGTGCTTCATATTTTCTTGAAGAAATAGAAAAACTAAAAACAGGTTTAAAACCGTTTCAGTTGATTGTGACACGTGCAACACCTAATGGCAAGCTGTTGTTTGACACAAATATAAAAGTGTCTTTAGAGGATTACACAATAAAAGAAGAAGCAGGAAATGGTTTTGATGTTAAAGTATCTCTGTCTTTTAAACAGTATGTTGAATATTCAACTAAAACAGTAAAAATAAATATAGAAGATAATCGAAAGAAACCAGTAATTAATCCCCCATCAAGACCTGCTTCTTCCAATGCATCCAATGTACAGCCGACTATAGGATGCAATGTAATTGTAAACGGGAGACTGCATCGTGACAGTTATGGAAATGGACCAGGACAAACTCGAACCAATTATCAAGGTAAGATAAATTTTATTAAGACGGATGGAAGGTCGCATCCTTATCATGTCACAACACCTAGTGGCAGTTGGCTTGGCTGGGTTCTTCCAAGTGCGATAAGGGTGATTTAATGAAAGTTGAATTATTGATACAGTGGCTTGATACCTGTTATGAACCTGTAACACTTGATGGCATAACTTGGACATTAGAAAGAAAAGGAACACCAGGAAAACTAGAATTTACAGTGCTTAAAGATTCTAAACTGAGGTTTGAAGAAGGTGCTTCAGTTCGGTTAAAAGTAAATGATACTAATTTATTTTATGGCTTTGTATTTAAGAAAACATATGATAAAGATAAAAATATCAAAGTAACTGCGTATGATCAATTGAGGTATTTAAAGAATAAAGATACATATGTTTACAAGAATAAAACCGCTACTGAACTTGTTAAGATGATTGCGGCAGATTTTAACTTAAATATTGGGCAGATGGACGATACGTATTTTAAAATTGCTACTAAAGTTGAAGATAACAAAACGTTATTTGATATTATTCAGGATGCACTTGATGATACTTTAGACAACAGAAGTGAAATATATGTACTATATGATGATTTTGGCAAGCTGAGATTATCCTATATTGAGTTCTTAAAAGTTGGATTGGTTGTTGATGCAGAAACCGCAGAATCATTTGATTATTCAAGTTCAATTGATGGTGAAACCTACAATAGAATCAAACTTGTTAGAGAGAATGAAAAGACTGGTAAACGTGATGTTTATATTGCACAAAGCGGTGACAATATGAATAAATGGGGTGTTCTTCAGTATTTTGATACTGTTGATGAAAATGTCAATGCAGTTGCAAAAGCTAATGCACTTTTAAAGTTATACAATGAAAAAACCAAATCATTGAAAATAAATGGTGTATTAGGCGATACAAGAGTAAGAGCAGGCTCACAAATTATTGTGCAGTTAGAATTAGAAGATATGAAACTACAAAATTTTATGCTGATTGAAAAAGTAACACATAAATTTGAAAACAATCATCACAGTATGGATTTGACACTGAAAGGAAACGGTATTTTTGATGGCTAATTTGGTTGAATTGATTAAACAGGCAGCAGTTGAAGCGGTGAATGCTTCTGATCCTGCTGCTTTTTATTTTGGTACTGTAACTAGTGATAATCCTTTGTCCATCAACGTTGAACAAAAGATGGATTTAACAAGTGAATTTCTTATTCTAACTAATGCGGTGAAGGACCATGTTGTAGAAATGACAGTTGATCATACAACTGAAAATGTATCACTTAATGCTGATCATACGCATGAAGTTGAATCAAGCGGTGATATAACTGTTACATCTAAACTGAATCCTGAACAACCAGGAACAACGATTGAAAATGAGGTTCAGAATACATCGTCAACATCAATAAGCGCAGTTAAAATTGATTTAACACATAAACACAGTTATAAGGGTAGAAAGAAGTTTACAGTTCATAATGCACTAAAAAAAGGTGAAAAAGTTGTAATGATAAAATTGCAAGGCGGTCAAAAATTTGTTGTTTTAGATCGTGTATAAAAAAGGGGGAATGTTATGATTCCACAGAATGAATATGAATTAGAAAATGATGCTGCTTTAGATATTGAAGAAATACCGACACCAACACCTAGGATCATCATAGAAAAAAATAGGCTCATGGGTTCATGTGATGGGCTTGAAGCAATTAAACAGGCAGTATATTTAATCCTAAATGTTGAAAGGTACAGATATGTAATTTATTCATCGAATTATGGAGTTGAATTTGATGATCTGTTAGGTAAACCAGTTCCATATGTAATGCCTGAATTAAAAAGAAGAATTGAAGAAGCATTGACACAAGATGATCGCATTACAGGTGTTGATGGTTTTGAGTTTGAGACAAAAAAAGATACAGTGCATTGTACATTTACAGTACACAGTATTTTTGGGAATTTTGTAAGTGAAAGTGTGGTGAATATTTGATGTATGAAAATATTACTTTTGAAAAACTGATGGAAAGAGCAGTTGCGAGAATTGAAGAACAAAACTCTAATATTGACACAAGAGAAGGTTCTATTGTCTACAATGCTTTAGCACCAGCTATTTATGAAATTATGGGAATGTATATTGAGATTGACAGAATTATGAATGAAACATTTGCTGATACTGCATCAAGAGAATACCTTATCAAAAGAGCAGCAGAACGTGGTATTATTCCACAGCCTGCAACAAAGGCTATTTTAAAAGGGGTATTTACCCCATCTGCACTTGAAATTCCTATTGGTTCAAGATTTTCATTAGAAAAACTAAATTATACAGTTATAGAAAAAATTGGTGATGGTCAATATCAGTTGGAATGTGAAACTGCTGGTGAAGAAGGTAACCTTCATTTTGGACAGCTTATTCCAATTAACTATATTGATAAGTTGGAAACCGCTGAACTTGTTGAACTGCTTATTCCTGGTGAAGATGAAGAAGATACCGAATCAATAAGAAAAAGATATTATCAGTCGTTAGAAGCTGAAAGTTATGGTGGTAACAAAATTGACTATAAAATTAAGGTTGGGTTAATAAAAGGTGTTGGCGGTGTTAAAGTCTATTCAGGTCATGAATGGAACGGCGGTGGAACTGTCAAAATCGTTATAACTGATTCTGATTTTGAAAAGCCTACGGATACATTAGTGAAATCGGTTCAAAAAGAAGTTGATCCCGTTGCTACACCTGGTGAAGGTATTGGGATAGCCCCTATTGGACATATAGTAACTGTTGTAGGTGTTAATGAGGTTGAAATAGATATTAGTACCCAAATAATTTATCAGCCTGGATATTATTTTGAAGCTGTTAAAACAGATTTAGAAAAAGCAGTTGATGAATATTTACAAGGTTTGAATTCAGTTTGGGAAGATGAGAATAACATTATTGTTCGTATATCGCAGCTTGAAACTAGAATTTTAGGTGTAAAAGGTGTTCTTGATGTCATGAATTCAACAATCAATGGGGTATCAGAAAATTATACTGTTCACAAAGACAGTATTGTTAAAAGAGGTGAATTAACTGATGGAAACTAGACTTATTAGTTATCTTCCACCTGTTTTACAGAATATCGAAGAATTTAAGGCGCTATATGGAACTGAAGATTATGAAATTGATGATTTGTACGCTGCACTTGAGATTCTTTTAAAGGATCAGTTTGTGCATGAAGCAACTGAAAATGGTATCAAAAGATGGGAGAAGATTTTAAAGATTATTCCTGGGGCTTCTGATACCTTAGATATGCGCAGATTTGAAATTTTAAATCGTTTGAATATCAAGATACCTTATACTATAACGATGCTTCGAAACAAAATACAAGCATTGTATGGGAGCAATTGTGATATTAAATATATCAATGATACTTATACATTGAAAATTTTTGTTCCTGCTATCGTAGATAAGGAACTTTTAAATTTACAAAAAATGTTAGATGTGATTATTCCAGCTAATTTAATTGTTAACATTATCATAAATGAACAGATAGAAAGGATGAGGAAATTATGAAATTTGAAAACAAAGTTTATGACACTTTAAAGTACGTGGCACAGGTGGTATTGCCATCAGTTGGAACGTTGTATTTTGCACTTGCAGGGATTTGGGGATTACCATTTGGAGAAGAAATCGTTGGTACAATCACTGCGATTGATGCGTTCTTAGGTGCTTTATTAATGATTTCAACCAGCCAATATAAAAAAGCGAAAGAATAGTGGGTGTTCCAATGTCACAAGGTGAATTCTATGTATTATTATTTGGTGCAATTAGCGGCTTAGCAGTTGTTGTTGCACCGATTTTAAAACTTAATTCTAATATAACGAAATTAAACTCCAATATGGAGTATTTGAATCGTAATGTCGTAGAGAGTGAAAAAAGAATCAATGATATAGCCCAACAACAAAATATGACGGATAAAGTTCTTTATGAACATAAATATATCCTTAAAAATCATGAAGATAGAATTGATAAATTAGAAAAATAAGAGTGGTTGAATACTGCTCTTATTTTTATTACAGAAGGAGAATGAAAAATGGAAATAAAACAAAATTTAGTCAATGCAGGTAAATACAGTATTAAATGTCCTTATGAAAGAACACCACAATTTTACGTTGTACACAACACATATAATGATGCTCCAGCAAAAAATGAAGTTTCATATATGATTGGGAACAATAACAAAGTATCATTTCATTGGGCTGTTGATGATGTAGAAGCTATTCAGGGTTTACCTGAGAATAGAAGTGCTTTTGCTTCTGGTGATGGTAAAAGAGGACAAGGAAATTTATATGGTATTCATGTTGAAATTTGCTATTCTAAATCTGGTGGCGATAGATTTAATAAAGCTGAACAAAATGCCGCTAAACTTATTGCAGATGGTTTAAAAGCACATGGTTGGGGTATTGATAAAGTTAAAAAACACCAAGATTTTGCTGATAAATATTGCCCACATAGAACACTAGATATGGGGTGGCAAAGATTTTTAAATATGGTACAAGCTAATCTTGACGGAAATGCTCAACCATTGCCGCAACCAACACCAGATAATGGAACATCAGTAAATTATCAAGTACGAATTACTGCAAATAGTGGGTTAAATGTTCGTTCTGCTGCTTCTGCTAGTGCTTCTAAAGTAACTGCATTAGCTAAAGGAATTGTAGTTACTGTAGATAGAGAATCTAATGGATGGCTACATATCAGTCAAGGATGGATTTCTGCTGAATATACTGAAAGAGTTTCTAGCGGATTTTCGGTTAATTATAAAGTAAAAGTTACTGCAAACTCAGGATTGAACGGTCGTTCTACTCCAAGCACTTCAGGAAGCAAGGTTACTGCTTATGTCAAAGGAACAATCTTAAACATTTCAAAAGAACAAAATGGTTGGGGATATACTGGTACTTGTTGGGTTAAATTAGAATATACTGAAAAAGTAAGTTCTAATAACACATCAAACACTTTAGGTACTTATGAAGTAACTGCCTCTGATTTAATTGTGCGTGATGCCCCAAACGGAAAACCAGTTGGTCATAACAAATTAACCGCTGATGGTAAAAATCACGATAAAGACAAGGATGGCGCTTTGGATCGTGGTACACGTGTAACTATCTCTAAAATTCAAAATGGTTGGGGAAAATGTCCAAGCGGATGGGTTTCTATGCAATATTTAAAAAAGGTATAGCAATATGAAACGCTTAGAAATATCAATTTTAGCTATTCTAGCGCTATTATCACTATTACTAGGAATTGCCCTGGTACAAGAGAAACAAGCCACTAGAAACCTAAAAATCAACGTAGAACTAACAAAGCAGGAACTTTATGATGCTAGAGGTGATAGGGATTACTACAAGGATCAATATAAAAAATATTTTGAACTATCCGAGGAACTCCAAAATCAGATGGGAGTTTACGCACAGTGAGAATAATTCTAGTTAACAACGCTAAAGATTTAGATGGATCTCTTTTACCGTTATGCTTTTTTGGTGGTAATACCCGACTATTAGAGGAAAAAGAAAAGACCTGTATCATTCAATGCGATGATGAAATTGCTGAAGTATTAAAAGAGTACATAATAAAACCCTAGCCTTAATCGGTTAGGGTTGTTTTTTTATTGTTTATTTTTTACTGTGTTCATCCATCCATGCAGTTTCTGCATCAATATCACTAATAATAGTTTGTTCAGCAAAACTAAAGTGAACACATTTATCACCAGCGAATCTGAATTTATAGTAAGTATCTATATCATGGTTTTCAACATATCCAGTGAAATATTGAACTTGTGAATTTTCATCAACCCAATTTTTTGATTCAGTCCATTTAATATTAGGTGATTCACCAATCATAGTTGTTAGTGCTTCGACAACATAAGCAAAATTGTCAATATCTTCATAATTAAATATGTTTGTTTCTTCTTCATTTTTTATTTCTTCTGTTTTGTTTGATTTAGCTGATGGATTACTATTGGAAACGTAGTAGATTGCATATCCAAAGCCACAAATTGCGACTAATGGAATAATTAAAAACATCTTTTTACTAAATTTTAGATTCAATTTCCCATTAAGTTTTAAAAATCCAAAACCAAATAATACAATCGCACCAACACCAGCAGTTATCATATCAGTTGATCCATTTCCCTGTGAAATTTGAATTGGTATCGTTATTGCACCACTTATACACATAAACAAACAAAACCACTTTAGAAATTTTTTCATTTATAAATCCCTCCCTTTGAGCTAATTATACATTAATAATTTTAACTGTTCAATTAATGAAATAAATAACCTTAATGTAATTTTTCGTTACTTTTTTGGTACTAAAAAGTGTCTTGAACAGTACCTCGTAAGTAACAAATAAGTAACAAATCGCTTGAAAACCTTATTCTAGCGTTGCTAAAGTTCCCTCATACTAGCCATGTTGAGACAATCGTACTGCTATCAAAAATATAAAAGTTTAGAGCGTAATTTAGTTGCGCTTTTTTTATTAAATAATGAAAATAAGTGAGAATATAAAAAATCTTTATTTTAATAGATATGAAGATTATTCTTTTATTAGGATTAATTATTAGATTAAGAAGGATTGTGATGATTTATAATATTGCAAATAAAATGATTAAATATGCTAATGGAAATAACTATAACATTAAACATTTCTTAAAAGTGCATGCTTATGCTAAAACATTGGTGAATTAGTAAAACTGAATCAGCAAGACTTAAAAGCTCTTGAAACAGCAGCAATTATTCCGTTGAAGATATAAGAAATTTTATGGAAAA